AATCCATTTGGACAACCTAAAATAAAGGCAAAGGGGGGTGAGGCTATTTGGTTGAACTCATCTTTAGTATTTTTATTTGGAAATCAAAAAGGGGCGGGAACAACAAAAATAACAGCAACAAAAGACAAAAGAACCGTAAAGTTTGCATCAAGAACTAAAGTGTCTGTGATGAAAAATCACATAAATGGTCTTGGATATGATGATGGTAAAATAATTGTAACACCGCATGGTTTTATTGCTGGCAAAGACACAACTGAAGAAAAAACAAATATAGAAAAATACAAAAAAGAATACGCAGATTATTGGAAAGACATAATTGGGGTAGATGGTGATTTTGATTTGAAAGAAGAAAAAGAATAAGTAGAGTAGTAACAATTAAATTTTAGTGAGTGTCAAAGACATTACTTGTTGACGGAAATAATTTATTGAAAATTGGATTTCATGGTGTTAGAGAATTCTATCATAATGGAAAACATGTCGGAGGTATTTGGCACTTTCTAAACACTCTACGTAAATTTTTAGAAGAGTCTAATTTTGACAAAGTAGTTGTTTTTTGGGATAGTAATACAAGTACATCACAAAGAAGACTTATTTACCCAAAGTATAAGTTAAATAGAAAAAGTTCAGATAACGAACTAAAAGAAGAATCGTTTAATAGTCAAAAACAAAGAGTTAAACAATACTTGGAAGAAATGTTTGTTAGACAACTTGAAGTTGAGCATTCAGAGGCAGATGATTTGATTGCTTATTATTGTAAAATATCTGAAGACGAACAAAAAACAATATTCTCAAGTGATAGGGACCTCACACAGCTCATTTCAGACAAAGTTACTATATATTCACCATCCAACAAGTCATACTTCAAATTAGGGGATAAAATAAAACTTTATGAAAATCTAATCCCACACTATAATGTTAAAACTGTAAAAATTTTAACAGGTGATGGGTCAGATAATATTGATGGTATATTTTATCTTGGGGAAAAAACATTAATTAAATTTTTTCCTGAGTTACTTGAAAAAGAAGTTAACTTCACCGATATTTTAACAAAGGGTGAAATATTGTTAAAAGAAAATAAAGACAATACTGCACTTCAAAATCTGTTAAGTGGTAAAACAAAAGAAGGTGTTTTTGGTCAAGAGTTTTTTGAAATTAATGAAAAACTCGTAGATTTGGATAACCCTTTAATAAACGAAGATGGTAAAGAAATGGTCCAACTTTACTATTCTGAGAGTTTAGACCCTGACGGTAGAGGATATAAAAATTTAATAAGGATGATGATGGAAGATGGGTTATTTAAGTTTTTACCAAAAACAGATGACAATTGGACTTATTTTTTAAAACCATTTTTAAAACTAACAAGAAAAGAAAAAACAAAATTTAAAAGAAAAAATTAAAATTATGAAAGAGAATCACGACATTACTAAAGTTGAGTTTTTAATCACATTAAATGACAACTTCGTTGTACAAAGATTTTTCAATGTCAGAAGTATGAACCAAAAAGCCAAAAACAGTCTTGAGCTTTTAAATTATATGAATGAGTTGTCAAATGATTTGCAAACAAAACTCAGAAACAAGTCGGTATTTTACATGTTGGAAAACAGATTCCAAATTGAAGAAGACCCAAGTATTTTAGATACGGCAAATACCGATGGACCTGAAGTGTTCAACCTAATTATTCGTATTGGAAATGAGACAATTTGTCATAGACAAATCGACGCTAAAGTATACCCACCAAAGGCTAGATATACCCTGGATATACGACCAACAATAAAAATCATACTGAAAGACTTAACTGACATTTTTTCAGCTAAAAATTTATCTTATCGGTACCTTAATTATTCGTTGGCTTAATCATATTTATCAAATACAAAAAGAAAAAATCATATAATATGTCAGACAAAAAAAACTTCGGATACTTAGGGAATACCTTTCAAATACAACTATTAAATAACATCATTTTATACAAAGATTTCTCAAATTCTATTCTTGAAGTAATTGACCCACATTATTTTGATAACCAATATTTTCGTATTATTTGTCAAATGGTTAAGGAGTACTATTCTAAGTACGAACACACACCAACCTTTGATACATTAGAACAACTAACAAAGTCAGAAATTAGTTCACCTATGGCTCAAAAAAGTGTTTTGGACACAATTGAACAAGTTAAAAATGTTTCTGACGAAGGTTCATTATTTGTTCAAGAAAAATCACTTAAGTTTTGTAAACAACAAGAATTACAAAAAGTAATGACCAAAGCTCAATCTATTATTGATAAAGGTGATTTTGAAAGTTACGACCATTTGGAAGAAATGGTTAGAGGGGCACTACAAGTTGGTGAAGTTGATAAAGGAACTACGGACGTATTTTCAAATCTTGATGAGGTTTTAGATGATGACTATAGACACCCAATTCCAATAGGAATTCCTGGAATTGATAATCTTCTTCGTGGTGGTTTGGCAAAAGGAGAAATTGGTGTTATCTTAGCACCTACAGGTGTCGGTAAGTCAACATTTACTACAAAGATTGCAAATCATGCGTTTAATCTTGGTTATAATGTTTTACAAATATTTTTTGAGGATAATCCAAAAATTATTCAAAGAAAACACATAACTTTATGGACTGAAATTCATCCCGATGATTTAACTGAAAATAAAGATGAGGTTTTAGAAAAAGTGAAACACATTCAAACATCAAGAAAAAATAAGTTGATTATGAAAAAACTTGCATCTGATACTGTGACTATGAATCAGATTAAAAACCAAGTTAGAAAAATGATGGCTGAAGGTACAAGAATAGATATGATTATCTTGGACTACATTGATTGTGTGGTTCCTGATAAAATGTTGGGTGATGAATGGAAAAGTGAAGGTTCAGTTATGAGAGGGTTTGAGGCGATGTGTCACGAATTAGATATTGCTGGATGGACCGCAACACAAGGTAACAGAAATTCGATTTCATCGGAAGTTGTGACCACAGACCAAATGGGTGGGTCAATTAAAAAAGCCCAAGTTGGTCACGTTATTATTACGGTAGCCAAAAGTCTACAACAAAAAGAAATGAATTTAGCAACCATTGCCATCACAAAATCAAGGATAGGAAAAGATGGAATTGTATTTGAAAATTGTAAATTTGATAATGCGATGCTTGAAATAGATACGGAACAAAGTATGACTTTCTTAGGTTTGGAAGAACAAAAAGAAGAAAGAAACAAAAATCGTGTAAAAGAACTCTTGGAAAAAAAGAGGTTAAAAGAACAACAATCTTAATTAATTAAAAACTATGGAAAAAATATTAACAGAAAATCCTGGCCGATTTGTCATCTTCCCAATTGAACATAATGATATTTGGGAATATTACAAACAACACCAAGCTGCGTTTTGGACCGCAGAAGAAGTTGACTTAACAAATGATATTCGTGATTGGGAGTCATTAACAGAAAATGAAAGATATTTTATTAAAAACGTATTATCATTTTTTGCCGCTTCTGATGGAATTGTAAATGAAAACTTGGCCGAAAACTTCTATCGTGAAGTACAATACCCTGAAGCAAAATTCTTTTATGGGATGCAATTGGCGATGGAAAACATCCATTCACTTATGTACTCTTTGTTAATTGATACTTACATCAATAACCCAAAAGAAAAAGATGAATGTTTTAACGCTATTGATAGATTACCTGCAGTTCAGAAAAAAGCCAAATGGGCTTTAGAATGGATTGAAAATGCATCGTTCGCTGAAAGATTGGTAGCGTTTGCTGCAGTGGAAGGTATTTTCTTTTCTGGTTCTTTTTGTTCTATTTTTTGGATAAAATCAAGAGGGTTAATGCAAGGTTTGTGTAACGCTAACTCACTTATTTTTAAAGATGAAAACTTACATTGTGATTTTGCAATTCACCTATTAAATAATCACTTGGAAGATAGACCATCTGAAAAACGAATTAAAGAAATTGTATTGTCAGCACTTGAAATTGAAAAAGAATTTATAACTGAATCTTTACCCGTTTCTTTAATTGGTATGAATTCAAATTTAATGAAACAATACTTAGAGTTTGTGGTTGATGGTTTATTAGTTAAAATGGGATGTACTAAACAATTTAACGTAGAACAACCTTTTAAGTTTATGGAACAAATCGCGGTTGAAACAAAAGGTAATTTCTTTGAATCAAGAACGGTTGAATATCAAAAGGCTAAATTAAACGAAACTATAACATTTACAGAGGATTTTTAAATTTAAAAAATATGTCATTAAAAATTATTAAAAGAGTTGGGGACAATGTTGCATTCAACCCCCAAAAAATTTATAACAGAGTAAAACGTTCGGCAAAAGGACTTAATGTTAATTCTGATGAAATATTCATCAAAGTTATTACATCAGTACCAACTGAAGGTGAAGTAACAACTAAAGAGTTGGATAAGTTAATTTATGAAATTGCTGCGGCATATACTGGTAGTCATCACGATTATTCAAGATTGGCATCATCAGTTGCAATATCATCTTACCACAAAGAAACTTTAGATAGTTTTTCACAGACAATGAAAGAGTTATATGAAGATGGTGTAGTACATAAAGAATTGATTAAAAAAATTGATGAATATGGTGAAAATTTAATTGACGCTGTAATTAATCACGATAACGATTACAACTTTGACTATTTTGCATGGAGGTCATTACAAGAAATGTATTTGTTAAAAAAACCAAACGGTAAAGTTATTGAAAGACCACAACATATGTATATGCGAGTCGCATTATGGGTCACCGATACATTTGAAACTGCTGTTGAATATTATAAATCTTTATCTAATCAGTTAATTTCTAAAGCAACACCAATAATGATTAACTCAGGTACTAAAGTTCCTCAGTTGGCGTCTTGTGTTTTACATTATAATGATTCTGATTCAAGAGAAGGACTTTTAGGTACTCTTAATGATATATCTACATTTTCTTCAGATGCCGCAGGAATTGGATTATCAATGTCTAATATTAGAAGTAAAGAAAGTAGAATTTCCACATCGGGAGGCTATGCTGGAGGACTATTAAAATATTTAAAAATTGTAAATGAGTCATTAAGATTTTTTAACCAACAAGGTAGAAGACCGGGGTCAGCGGCAATTTATTTAGAACCTTGGCACAAAGATATTTTTGATTTACTTGATATTAAAAAGAATACAGGTGCCGAAGAATTACGTGCTCGTGATTTGTTTACAGCTCTTTGGATTCCTGACAACTTTATGAGAGCCGTTAAAAATAACGATGATTGGTATTTGTTTTGTCCAAATGATATTAAAAAGTCAGGTATTAAACCACTTCAAGAATGTTATGGTCAAGAATACGAGGAAAATTATAATAAAGCCGTTCAAATGGGATTAGGTAAAAAAGTTTCAGCTCAAACAATTTGGTCTAAAATTATTGAGTCACAAGTTGAAACTGGTGTTCCATATCTTTGTTCTAAAGATAGTGCTAACAAGAAAACTAATCACCAAAATATTGGAGTCATTAAACAATCAAATCTTTGTAATGAAATTTACCAATATACGGATGAGAAAACTACAGCCATATGTACATTGTCATCTATGGTTTTAAAAAACTTTGTTAATGGAAACAAATTTGACTTTGAAAAACTTTATAACGAAGTAAGAAAAGTTGTTAGAGCTTTAAATAAAGTTGTTGATATTAACAACTACTCCACACAAAAGGGATTAAAAGGTGGATTAGAACAAAGGGCAATTGCTATCGGTACACAAGGTTTGGCGGATGTATTTTATTTAATGGATTATATTTTCACATCAGATGAGGCTAAAAAATTAAACAAAGAGATTTTTGAAACAATCTACTACGCAGCCGTTTACGAAAGTAACCAACTATGTATTGAAGGTAAGTACAAACCATATGATTTTTTTAATGGTTCACCGATGTCAAATGGAGTTTTCCAATACGATATGTGGGGATTGACTGAAAATAATTTATCAGGAATGTGGGATTGGAATACACTTAAAGAAAATGTAAAAAAATATGGTATTTGTAATTCTTTATTTACTGCACAAATGCCTGTGGCATCTTCTGCTAAGATTACAGGGTCGTTTGAAATGACTGAACCAGCACATTCTGCATTATTTAATAGACGTGTTGTTGGTGGTGAAATTATGATTGTAAACAAATACCTTATTAATGATTTTGAAAAAATTGGTATTTGGTCTGAAGATTTAAAGAATGAAATTATTATGAATGAAGGTTCAATTCAAAATATTAACTTCAATAACTATTTGGACCCTGAAGACAAAAACTACAATAAGAAAGTTAAAAGAATTGAACATTTGATTCCTAAATACAAAACCATTTGGGAGATTTCACAAAAACAACTTATTGATATGGCGGCAGAAAGGGCACCATTTATTGACCAATCACAATCAATGAATATCTATATGTCTAACCCAACACTTTCAAAAATAACCTCATCGCATTTTCACGGATGGGAAAGTGGATTGAAAACATTATGTTATTATGTTAGAACTAAAGCAATTTCAACAGGAGCAAAACACTTGGCACTTGATATGTCAAAAAAACAAGTACCACCACCCCCACCTGTAGATAGGGTAATTATAGAAGGTGTTTTACCTACAAGACCGTCTGATTCTGAATTTGAGTGTTTTGGTTGTTCTTCTTAAAAATCAATCCGAGTTACTACTCGGATTTTTTGTTTTATTCTATTTAACTAAAAATATTGAATATTATATTTATTTAATATGGCAGATGGTAGAACATATGGTGTTAGTTTCCCATTTAGGGATAGCCCAAAATCTTATTACTTTGATTTAACTGAAAACGCTGGTGATGAAATCAGGACTAATTTATTACATCTAATATTAACGGCTAAAGGTAGTAGATACTATAATCCTGACTTTGGGACTAGAATATATGAATTTATATTTGACCCATTAGATGGTGAAACTTTTGATGGGATAAAATCTGAAATACAACAACAGGTTGAAAAATATATACCAAACCTAACAATAAACGATATTAGTGTTGTTCCATATTTACAATCTGACGAAGCACCTGGTGAAATAAATCAAGAATTACTTGGAACAAGTGATATATATAAAATACCCGGAAAAGAAACTCAAGAATATACGGCGAAACTAACTATTGATTACACTGATGATAATAATTCTTTTGGTTCAAGAGAATTTATAATAATTAACATATAATATGGCTACACAAAAAATTAATTATACAAGTAGGGATTTTGAAAGTCTAAGAAAGGACCTAATCAATTATACCCAACAATATTATCCAGATATAATTCAAAACTTTAATGATGCATCAATATTTTCAGTGTTGATGGATTTAAATGCTGCTATTGGAGATAACTTACATTTTCACATAGACCGAAGTATACAAGAAACAGTATTACAATACGCTCAACAAAGGTCTTCGGTATTCAATATCGCAAGAACATACGGTTTAAAAATACCAGGATTTAGACCCTCTGTTGCTTTAGTTGAGGTATCAATTCAAGTTCCCGCTTTTGGTGACAATGAAGATAGTAGATATTTGGGTATTTTAAGAACAGGTGCTCAATTTAATGGTGGAGGTCAAATTTTTGAAACAGTGTACGACATTGATTTTTCAACACAATATAATAACGAAGGATTTAACAATAGAACGAAAGTGCCCGTATTTGATGCGAACAACAAAATAATAAGTTATATTATCACCAAAAGAGAAGTTGTTGTTAATGGTGCAACAAAAGTTTATAAACAGGTTGTTAATGCTGCTGACGTGGTCCCTTTTTATAACTTTTTTCTACCTGAAAAAAATGTATTGTCAATAACAACAATTATTCAAAAAGACGGAACGCAATACCAATCAACACCAACAAATGCGGAGTTTATCACAAGTAATAATAAATGGTACGAAGTTGATGCGTTAGCCGAAGATACTATTTTTATTGAAGATACAACTAAACCTATAGATAACGCAGGTATAAAAGTTGGTAGATACATTAAAACAGATAATAGATTTATTAGTGAATATACACCTGAAGGGTATATGAAAATACAATTTGGAGCGGCAACAACCACACCAAACCAACAGTTACAACTATTTGCAAATTTAGGAACTCCACTTAAAATACAAAATTACCAAAATAACATTGGATTGGGGTTAACAGTAACACCTAATTCAACACTATTTGTTCAATATCGTGTGGGTGGTGGAACTGCATCAAATGTTGGAGTTGGTGCAATAAATCAAGTTGGTTTAATAGATTTCGCAGTAAATGGACCGTCAACACAAATTAATCAAAGTGTTATACAATCACTGAAAGTTAATAATATTACAAGTGCTGTTGGGGGTGCTAACCAACCAACCGTTGAAGAAGTAAGAAATATGGTTTCGTTTAATTTTGCATCCCAAAAAAGAGCGGTAACTGTAAATGATTATAAATCATTGATTGATACAATGCCTGGTAAATTTGGAGCACCTGCAAAGGTTGCAATTACCGAAAATAATAATAAAGTTACTGTACAAATTTTATCTTACGACTCTGAAGGTAATTTAACTCAAACAGTACCAAACGCATTGAAAACAAATTTAGCAACCTATCTTTCTAAATACAGAATGATTAATGACTACATATCGATTGATGTGGCTAAAGTAATTGATTTGGAGTTTGAAATTTCCGTGGTTATAGAAAATAACACAGCTCAAAGTCAAATCATTACCCAAATTATTGACCAAGTATCAACATATATGAACCCACAAAATAGAGACTTAGGTCAAAATGTGAATGTGTCTGATATAAGAAGGTTAATACAAAACACGGCAGGAGTTAGCACATTAACCGACCTTAAAATTTATAATAGAGTTGGTGGTCAATATTCTTCATCTGAAACTTCACAAAGATATTCTAATAAAGATACAAAAGAAATACTTTTAATTGACGACACTATCTTTGCAGAACCAGACCAAATTTATCAAATTAGGTTTGACTCAAGAGATATTAATGTTAGAGTAAAACAACTAAGAACAGTAGACTTCTACTAAATCCTTTATTTTATTTTTAAGGTTATTAGTTTTTAATAAAAAACCTAAATTATCTATTTATTTTAAAACGATAAATGACCAAGACGTACAGACTAAAGGCTCAACCACTAAAAGACCAAAATCTAAGAATCAACGTCACACAAGACTTCGATTTTTTGGAAATACTTTCCCTAAAATTAAGACAAGAAGATGTGTACACAAGATTCTGCGCCGATTATGGTGTTGTCGCTGGCCGAGTTATTGTTAATGGTGGTTACGGAGTACCAAATGCAAATGTTTCAATATTCGTACCTTTAGATGCTGTTGATGAAAATGACCCTATAGTATCTACATTATATCCTTATAAAAGACCCGACCAAAAAAATGAAGATGGGTTTAGATATAATTTACTTCCATACGTTAAAGAATACGGAGGTCACACCCCAACAGGTACATTTCCTGATGTAGAAGACGTATTAAAACGAAAAGAAGTATTAGAAGTTTATGAAAAGTATTATAAGTACACTGTCAAAACAAATGAAAGTGGTGACTTTATGATTGTGGGGGTTCCATTAGGAATTCAAACTGCAGTATTAGATTTAGACCTTTCTAATATTGGGTGTTTTTCACTAAGACCTGCAGACTTAATTAGATTGGGTCGTGGGACTTCGGAACAATTTGATGGAGACCAACTTAAGGCATCAACAGATTTGGACTCATTACCACAAATAGTCGGTCAGAAAAAAGATATTGATGTTGCATCTTTTTGGGGTGAAGAAAACATTTGTAATGTTGGTATTACAAGAGTTGATTTTGATTTAAGAGATTTAGGTATAGAAATCACACCACAGGCGGTTTTTATGGGTTCTTTATTTTCAACAAGTGAAGAAGACTTTTTAAAATCAAACTGTAAACCAAAAAAAGATTCTGGTAATTTATGTGATTTGGTAACAGGTCAAGGTAGAATTTTAGCAATCAGACAAACAATTAATTACGACATTAACGGTAGACCCGCTTTAGAACAGTACTCTTTACCTGAAGGCGGAAAAATAATTGACGATAATGGTACTTGGTTGGCAAACGTGCCAATGAATTTAGACTACGTAACCACAAATGAATTTGGAGAACAAGTACTTTCAACAGACCCAAACGTGGGTATACCAACAAAAGGTAAATATAGATTTAGAATTCAATACCAAAATGAAGATGGTATGAACGCCAGTATATTACGCGCCGATTATCTTGTTCCTAATGTAAAAGAATGGGGATGGACAACGGCAAATGTGAATGCACCTACTGACCTAACGGCTCAGTTAAATTCATATGCGTTTAGTCTTGATTGGGATGACTACGGTGATGTAAATACAACTATTGGTCAACAAATGATTCAAGAGGCCGTTAATTGTGATGATAAATTCTATGAATTTAATTTTAATAAAGTTTATACTGTTGCAAATTTTATAGATAGATGGAAATGGGGGTTCAATAGAAGTCGTCATTTAGGGATAAAAGAAATAACAGATAGAAGGTGTACAACAACGACAAATAGATTCCCTGTTAATGATGGTGTTAGAAATTTTGATTTTATATTCTTTTTATTTAGTTTATTAACAATAATTATAACCCCTACTTTTATAACTCTTATAATACTTTTACACGTATTGGCGTTTATCTACCCAATATTAAGAATCATCATAAATTTATTAATATGGGTAATAAACGTTGTTATCTATGGTATTTGTTTAGCCATAAGAGCAATAACTTTTGGTGCTAGACCACAAGGTGGATGTAAAAAAGAGGCAATAAAAAAGTTAGGTAAAGAAAATATTTTTAAAAGAATATCTTTACCTATGTTATCATATCCTGATTGTGAGGCGTGTCCTTGTACCGATGAAACTTTACCTGAAGATGACACACAAAGTGGATTTGCTCAAAGTGCGAATGTTGCAATATCAACAGAGAATAATAGTCCTTTGGGTGATACTAACTCAACAGTAAGTTATAGTACGTACAATTCTATTTTGGCGTCTACATCAAACGACCCAGCAGCATTTAACAATGGTATTGTTCAAGCTATGGCTGGATATCAATATCAAAATCTTGGAAATGATAATGATAAATTAGTAAAAACTCCAATATCTGAGTTTCCAGCTCAAGGAGGGATAAAAGTTTTAGCAAACGATGTTACATTATCCCAATCGTTAAACTTGGCAAATATAAGACAAAGGTATTTTGATGGGGATAACTTAATTCAAACAACAGTTAGAAACACAATACCTAACACGACAACAGTAGATGCGTCACAACCGTTCACAGATAGTATTATGATGTTATTTGTTGATAGTGGAACATTCAATGGGTTACCACCTGGACAACTTTTAACATTCCAAGACACCGATTCAATCAATGACCCTAACTTAACGGGGATTACAAATTCAAATCAATTTAATACTAATAGTATTACAGGTACAACACCTTATAATGCTTCAAGTTTAGTTACAGTTCCTGTTAATTATATAACACAAGGAGGGGTACAACAGACCGTAAGTTTAAAGTTGAAAATATCTGAAGATGGTAAAGATTACAAATTCCCTGCAGGTGTTGAATACTTCCAAGTGATTACAGGAGGGACTGTAACACAGTTTTCAGGACTTACAAATACAACTGGTGGTTTATTAAACAAATACCTATTCAAAAAGACACAAAGATTTTGTTATGGAAATTCACCACAACAATGTGATTATGTTTTCCCTATTAAATTCATTGATGATTTTGCAAATTATGAAGTAATATTTTTAACAAGAGGTACTGACCCATACACCGAAAAACAAAATATTAAATACGACTTATCTAAAATTTTTGGTTTTAACTTAGGTGCGGGTCCTTTTGTTGAAGGAAGTTATTATTTGAACGTCCCAATACAACAAAACTCAGGAAGTGGTGCGTGGTTTAATGACTATAAAACTCCTGAATCACATTCGGTATCAAATAACAATAATGCGACTCTTTATCACCCACCTTTTGGTTTTACACCTGATAGTACATTATTTACTGCATTTACAAACAACGCACCATATTACTACAACTCAACCGATAAATCACAAAGTTCATTTAAGTCTTATAACAGTGACGTTGTTAATTTAGGGTATTTTACATCAACACCTGGTGTATACTCTAATATTCAACCAAGTGTTGGTAACAATAAGTTGGCGTTCCAATGGACAAATGGGGTATTAAGTCCTCAAGGTAATATTGAAGGTGGTTCATTAATTGCTTCAAATGCAACTCCAGGTTCCCCAATAAATGTTGCAACTACAACCACAAGAGTTTATTCTCCGGCTTACCACACAACTGCAGTTTCTAATATATCAGTATCTAACTCATTAAACATTGTATTTAGGTCTGATAGATTACCAACTTCAGATATTACAGAAGTAAGTGGTAATAGTTCATTTAGTTTATTTTTGAATGACAACTTTTCAGTTTACGCTGTTGATGAAGAAGGTGGAACTGCGTTGGCACCTACAACAAATGGACCTGGTGATACCACAAATAACTCACAAGATTTAACAGGAGATACCCCAAGTCAAGTTTCAAGTACAGTTTTGGCTTCATTAACTTGTGAAAATATGACAGTACTTAAATGTTATCAAGGAGGAGGAACCTCATTTTCTGTTCAAAATCCTTGTAGTGAAAACCCTAACGGTAAAAGAATGTCGGGGGGATGTTATAAGTTTGTTGATAACCCACTTATTGTTTCAATACCAAAAGACATTACTTACTTCTTTGAATGGAAGGCAAGATTTAGAATGGTGTT